ACAATTAAGGCAATCGCTGAAGAACTACAAGTAAAACCTGGTGTTTTGAAAAAGGCTGTTCGCACAGCATATAAGCAAAATTTTCATCAAGCACAAGATGACCATGAAGTTCTTGAAACAATTCTTGAGACAGTGGGCAAAACTGAGTAATGTCGTATATTGATGCAATATACGATCGTGAACATGATCGTATACATGTTGCTGAACGCATAGATGGCAAAAGACAATTATTAGACTTTCCTGCCATCTATGAATTTTTTTATGATGATCCACGTGGTAAACATACAAGTGTATATGGCACACCTGTAAGTCGTTTTAGTTGTAAATCAGGCAAAGAATTCCATAAAGAATTAAAAATTCATAGTGGTAAAAAAATATACGAAGGTGATATTAACCCCGTTTTTAGATTTTTATCTAAGAATTACAAAGATGTAAATTCTCCTAAACTACATACCGCATTTTTTGATATTGAAACCGACTTTTGTCAAGAGCGTGGGTTTAGCCCCCCATCAGATCCATTTAATCAAGTAACAGCTATTTCTTTATATTTAGATTGGATGGAAAAACTAATTTGTTTAGTAATTGCTCCAAAATCTATGTCAATAGAAACAGCTAATGAAATTGTCAATGAGTTTGATGATACTATACGGTTTGATACAGAAAAGGAAATGCTAGATGTATTTCTTGATTTAATCGATGATGCTGATGTGTTAAGTGGTTGGAATAGCGAAACATTTGATATTCCATATCTTGTAAATCGTATCACACGTACTATGAGTAAAAATGATACTCGTAGATTTTGTCTTTGGGATAAATTACCTAAAAAACGTACATTCGAACGGTATGGGAAAGAGCAACAGACATTTGATTTAGTTGGCAGAGTGCATATGGATTATATGCAGTTATACCGGAGTTATACATACCATGAAATGCATTCATACGCATTAGATGCAATTGCAGAATATGAATTAGGGGACCACAAAGTACCATATGAAGGTACACTTGATCAGCTATATAATCAAGATTTTAAAAAGTTCATTGATTACAGTAGACAAGATACTATGCTATTGGCTAAACTAAATGAAAAATTAAAATTTTTAGATTTAGCTAATGAATTGGCTCATGCAAATACTGTACTATTACCAACAACGTCAGGAGCAGTAGCATTAACCGAACAAGCAATTATCAATGAAGCACACGAACGTGGATTTGTAGTACCTAATAAAAAGAAAGCACAAGAAAGTGATACTAAAGCCGCTGGTGCATATGTAGCATATCCAAAAAAAGGCGTACATAAATGGGTTGGTTCCGTTGATATTAATAGTCTATACCCATCTGTAATTCGTGCATTAAATATGGCACCTGAAACTATTATCGGTCAATTAAGGCCAATAATGACGGATCATTATCTCGAAGATAAAATGAGAAAACGTAAAGGGCAAACTCAAGTCTCATTTGCTGGAGCATGGGAAGGATTATTCGGCACATTAGAATACACAGCAATAATGGAACAAAAACCAGGTGTTGAAATTACTGTAGATTGGGAAACAGGGGATGAAACAGTGCATTCTGCATCTGAATTATATCAAATTATATTCGATCCTAAAAGTAATTGGTCATTAAGTGCTAATGGTACTATATTTACATATGAACGTGCTGGTATTATTCCTGGATTATTAGAACGTTGGTATGCAGAACGAAAAGTTATGCAAAAGAAATTAAGAGAATGTACAGAACCTGCAGATATTGAATTTTGGGATAAACGACAATTAGTCAAAAAAATTAATCTAAATTCATTATATGGTGCAATTCTTAACCCACATTGTAGATTTTTTGACAAACGTATCGGCCAATCAACTACATTAACAGGTCGTGCTATTGCACAACATATGGATGCACAAGTAAATGAATCATTAACTGGTAAATACGATCATACTGGTGAATGTATTATATATGGTGATAGTGTAACAGGCGATGCTATGATTGAGTTGCATGACAGAACAGTGCCAATTGAAGAATTATTTAATAGTATAGCTAAGAAAGTAGTACACGAAAGTGGAAAGGAGTATGCTATAACCAATAACGAACACAATGTATTAGGATATGATTCATTCGAAGATGAAGCAGTATATAATGACATAAATTATGTTATGCGTCATAAAACAAATAAACAACTCTATAAAATAACTGTAGAAAACGGAAGCTCGGTTACAGTAACAGAAGATCACAGTCTTATAGTTGATAGGGATGGCTTTACAATAGATGTTAAACCAATGGAGTTACGTGAAAACGACTTAATTATTACTATAACATAAATACTGCTACACAGATAGGAGTATCAGCATATGCCAAAATGTTTAGAATGTGGTTTTGAAGCGTCAAGACTACAATGGACACACTTTAAATATAAATGCACAGGACGTTTTAAAAATGGGAAAGAGTATATAGAAGCATATCCTGGAGCTAAAGTTGTAGATTCTACACTTGCTAAAAAGACAGCAATAACATTAGAAAATCTACAAACCAAATACGGTAACAGAGAAGGAGCAGAACGGTGGAATCAGTATCGCAAGAAACAATCTATCTCAAATACATACGAATACAAAAAAGAGAAATACAATTGGTCAAAGGAACAGTTTGATGAATTTAACAAATCAAGATCAGTAACCTTAATGAACTTAATATCAAGGCATGGAGAAATAGAAGGTACTAGCAAATGGTTATCATATTGCGAACGTCAAGGCTATACTAATACAAAAGACTACTTTGTAGAAAAATATGGTGAAATTAACGGTACCCACAAATATCAAGAAATTTGTATTAAAAAATCACATTCTATAGAAACAATAATGCTAAGACATAATTGTGATGAAAAAACAGCAAAAGAGATTATACAAAACTACAATCAATCAGAAAAATACTCTAGTAATATAGAAAAACAATTCGTTGATGAACTTGAAAATACACTAAAAGAATCATTAGATTATTCATACAAAACTAAACAATATTGTGTTTATTACAAAAGACCTTATTTTTATGATATAATTCATAACAACAAAGCAATAGAGTTCAACGGTGACTACTGGCATTGTAACCCTACGCAATATCCAAGTAATTTCTATCACAAACATTCAGAGTTTCTAGCAGAAGACATTTGGAAAAATGATAAAAATAAGATTGATATTTTAAAAAAAGAACGTAATATAGACACATTGGTGATATGGGAATCCGATTATATATCTGACAATAAAACAACTATTAATAGGTGCATTGCATGGCTGAAACATTAAGACAAAAAATTACAAAAATAGAAAAAGTATCAAACTCTTCTGATCAATATGTTTATGATATATCAATAAAAGATCAAGATCCATTCTTTTTCGCAAATGGAATATGCCTACATAATACTGATAGTGCCTACTTTAGTGCATGGCCTGTATTACAAGATTTAGTTGAATCAGGAGAACAACCATGGAGTAAAGAATTAGCAGTTGAATTATATGAAAACTTGGCAGATCAAGTAAACATTAGTTTTCCACAATATATGGAAAGAGCACATCATACACCTAGAGATAAAGGTGAAATTATCAAATGTGGGAGAGAAATAACAGGGGAAAGTGGGTTATTCATCACTAAAAAACGATATGCAGTATTAGTATACGATAATGAGGGGAAACGATTAGATATTAAAGGGAAACCAGGTAAAGTAAAAGCAATGGGTTTAGATCTTAAACGAAGTGATACTCCTCCTATTGTACAAGATTTTCTAAGCGATATTTTATTAGATGTATTACAAGGTGTTTCGCGAGATGATATCATAGATAAAATTAAAGTATTTAAATATTCTTTTCATGAGAGACCTAGTTGGGAAAAAGGAACACCAAAACGTGTAAATAATTTAACAAAGTATGGTAATTTAGAAAAGGTGCAAGGTAAGGCCAATATGCCTGGACATGTTCGTGCGGCATTGAATTGGAATTATTTACGTAACATGAATAGTGATAACTATAGTACACAGATTGTAGATGGTATGAAAACTATTGTATGTAAGTTAAAACCTAACCCATTGGGATATACCAGTGTTGGGTACCCAACAGATGAAACACACTTACCTGAATGGTTTAAAGAATTACCATTTGATGATTCATTAATGGAATCTACAATTATCGATAATAAAGTAAATAATTTATTAGGTGTGTTGAAGTGGGATATTGATTCTGCCACTGATATTGGTAGTACGTTCCAAAATTTATTTGAATTTTAAAATGCCAGAAATAAAATCGTCACAAAAATTAAGTTCTATTGTTGCATATATGCAATCTATTGGTTTCGATGATATATGGAAATATTATAAAGATTCAAATAATATGTTATATACATTAATGAAAACAATAGATCATAGTCATTATCTTGACCCAACCGATTTTGGACATGAACAAGGCCAACCATGGCAAGATCAAATTGATTTAATTAGAAAAGATTATGAAGATATATTATCAAGTATATCAAATCTAAATGATAATGCATTGCGCCTAAGAGATATCATAAAAGATACTATTAAAGAAGATGAGCAACAATATTTTGAAGATAGCTATACAATATACAATCAAGGTAAAAATGATACCCCAGACTTTATTCTAGATAGGACATCTAGAGTCGGTGAACATTATTATGATAAAGAAAATGATTTATCAGTTCGTAAAGAGTATCGTATAGCAGATACTCTTAAAAAGCGTATAAGTTTATATAGCAGTTGGAAATATAGTGGGATGCATATAAGACCAGGACGCAATAAAATAACAGAACATATTGTGGCATTGGACCCATTATACATAGTTGATGAACACCTGGATTTATTAAAACCAACAATGGAAGATGTTAGTGCTGAGTATAGGAATAGGTTACGATTTAAAACTATACATGATTCTAATGAGATTATATATAAAGAATTCCCACAATCACAACTTGGATTTATATTAATTACAGACTTTTTTAACTATAAACCATTAGAAATTATTAAAAAACATTTATCAGAAATGTGGGGATTGTTAAAACCTGGTGGTGTTATTTTATTTACATACAATAATTGTGAATTACCACATGCTATCAAAAATGTCGAGAAGAAATTAAGTTCATATATACCCAAAAGATATCTATTACCTTTCTTAGAGTCAATAGGATATGATATATTATATACAGATGATAAAGATAATATTAGTTGGGTTGAAATACAAAAACCAGGCAATGTAATATCATTGCGTGGTGGACAAAGTATTGCTAAAATCAATACTTGATTATAAACAAAATTTATACTACAATACAGCATTATACAATAAAGGGAAAACAATGAGAGATTATTTATTAGACTTAGTAGAACACACACATGACTTGGGCTGTGTGGATTTAATTAAAATTACAGGCGACGATGAAAAAACAATTATCGATGGTATTGCAGAAGATCGAAGTGTAGTTGTTAAAGGAGAATTCGCATCACCTATTAGCGAATTTATTGGTGTATTTGGCATGCCCAATCTTAGTAACCTTAAAACTATTCTTAATATTCCAGAATACCGAGAAGATGCAAAGATTACACTTAAATCAGATACAAAGAATGGATCTACTATACCTGTAGGTTTACATTTCGAAAACAAGTCAGCTGATTTTAAGAATGATTATCGTTTTATGGTAAGTGATATTATCAATGATAAATTAAAAGGTGTAAAATTCAAAGGAGCAAATTGGCATGTTGAATTTGAACCTACTGTTGCTAGTATTCAACGTTTGAAGTTTCAAGCACAAGCTAACCCAGATGAAACCACATTTCAAAGTAAAACAGATGACGGCAATTTGAAATTTTATTTTGGAGATCATAGTACCCATGCTGGGGATTTTGTATTCCAACCAGATGTTGTTGGCACGTTAAAACAAAACTGGCACTGGCCCATTAAAACTATTATTAATATTTTAGATGTAACTGGTGATAAGGTTATGAAAATTAGTGATGATGGTGCTACTGAAATTACTGTAGATAGCGGTCTAGCTACATATAATTACATTTTACCAGCACAATCTAAATAAATGCATAATTTATGTCCCGAATTTAGACATAAATTAGAATTACAAGGTTATGATTACAATAAAGTAGGGTCGTTATTAGACCCTACTGGCACTAAATTGTATATTGATATACCAAAAAATGCTAGTAGTTTTGTGAGTGAATTACTATGGAATAGCGGGTGGATACATACAAATGAAGAAGAGGTAAGAGTAGTAATTCGTATGTTAAAAGATCAATCAGTAATAAATGAAATTGTGGTTGTATTACGAGATCCCGTGGACCGTTGGATATCTGGTATAGCGCAATATGCCATGTCACATTTATTACCATCTGTAAATGGATATGTACCTACCGAAGAATTATTTAACAAGTACTATAACCACCTAACAGAAAAGTTACTATTTAATACTGTAATGTTTGATGATCACACTATGCCCCAATATTATTTTATTCAAGATATATATCCAGAAATACCACGAAAATATTATAAGTTTTCAAGTTCATTATCCCCATCAATGATAGAAACTTTAAAACTAAATCCAAATAAAGTACCCGAAGATACTAAAAATATTCGTGTAGAAATAAATGATAAAACTGATTCGCGAGTACGTAAACGAGCAATTGTAGATTTTATTAAAGGTAAGATAATGAATAACCAAGAGTTATATAATAAAGTCAAGGAATTTTATCAAAAGGATTATGATCTTATAGCACAAGCAGATTTCATAAATGACTAAATGGATATGCAATGCTCCATGGAATAGTGTGGTATTTTATTCAGATGGCACTATAGCTCCATGTTGTCAATATAAAAATAAATTTCCAATTACTAATATATCCACTGATACTTTTAAAAATATACAAGATAATATGCTTAATGGTATCAAACCACTTGGTTGTTCTGCATGTATAAATGATGAAGAAAATGGTTTAATTAGTTATAGAGAAGATGTATACGGAGATGACAAATCATTTCGTAATAGTATAAGATATATAGATATACGTAATAGTAATAATTGTAATCTT